GGCGTTTCCACCTGCCCTGTCTTCTCAGTGGCTGATCGGTTTGCTACCGTAATCAGAGCACAAAGGAGGTAAGTCTCGTAATTGCTCGGTACTACGTACTGAGCCTTTAAGAGGGGCAGATTTCCATTCCTGGCGACTTCGGTGAGGTATTATGACTACTGGTAACATCTCTCGAGCTGATGCTCTTCCAACTTACTCGTATAGTAAGGTTTGGTCCGGCCAAGACGATCCTGTCACTAAAACTCGTGAAAACGAGTATACAATGACGCTTCGTAATTGGTGGGGCGAACCTACTTCCTACAAGGTTGGAATCAATGGCTCGGTTGTTGTTAGTGGTTCTGGTGCCACTTCCATCTCTGGCAGTCTTTCTTGGCCAGGTCCTGATGGAAATGCCGTACTTGAGTGCCTTGCACAGATCTCCGAGAGTATACGGGGACACTCATTTAACGCTGCGATTTTTGCAGCCGAAAGCAAGGAAAGCTTGGCTACTGTAACTAATACGTTGCGTTCTGTCTTCCAGGCCTTTTCCGCTATTAAACGGAGGGATCTGGGGGGCGCGCTGCGGTCCTTGGGCAGGTTGCCGGGACAGAGTAGTAAAAAGGCCAGCAAGAGCCTCCAAGCAGGTGACATACCAGGTGCTTGGCTATCCATTCGTTACGGATGGCAGCCGCTTCTGAACGACATTTACGAAGTCATGAAAGCTTATGAAAACCGCTCTAATGGCGCTCGTGGAGTCGTTGTGCGTGCTCACAAGAACTTGAAACCGGTTACAGGCGATGTTGGAAATGCCGCTAATTGGCGGAACTACCGTGCCATGACCGTGACTCGTTCGAGTATTCGCTACAAAGTCACCTTTAAAGAAAATTTGTCAACTGCACGCACCTTAGGCCTGTTGAACCCGGCCGCGGTGCTCTGGGAGAAGATGCCCTTTTCTTTCGTCATAGATTGGGCAATTCCGATTGGCACGTATCTCGATTCACTTGGGATATTTGCCGGTTTGCAGTTGGAGTACGCGCGCACCTATTTTTATCGTAAGGATGATTTTATTAAACAGACAGTCAGTTGGACTGGGTCGCCTCAACAGCAGCCCGGTTACATTGATCTGTCGTTCCCGACGAAAGGTGTCTATACTCTTGTTCATATAGAGCGTACACGTGGGACTTCGCTGTCTGTGCCTTTCCCGAGTTTAAAATCTTTGGAAAAGACTTTCAGCATTGGTCACATACAAAACGCGAGTGCGTTGATTGCTCAATTAGTGATTAACGCGCGTAAATAACGACGAACGCGTCAGGGTTGGCACCGATTGGAAACCGGTTCTAGCCGTAAAGATTCGTTAAGCTGTAACCTTTCCGCGGATTTCCGCAAATAACCGTTGTGATGTGAACTTTTTCACCTCTCACACAGTCAATAAGAAAGCATAAAATGAGTGCTCAGGCAAATATCACCTGTTTTGACGGTGCTGCCCCCCCGGTATCCCACAACCTCGTGGCTATTGGCGTTGCTGCCGTCAAGAAAGAAGTCTTGGCTTCGTGGCGGGAGATGGTTTCGACCATTCCTGCCTATGCCCAGATTACTCTTGACGTCGGCGTACAAAAGCTAGCCTCTGGTGTGTATCGGGTAGCTGCGACATTCAAGGTCCCTGTCATGGAATCCATTTCAGGACAGAATGCGGCAGGCTACACAGCCGCTCCGAAAGTTGCTTACACCAATACCATTTCGGTGGTGTGCTTCTTCCACGAGCGGTCTACCGTTGCAGAGCGTCGTCTTGCTCGGCAATTGGCCATTAACGTGCTCGGCAGTGTTTCAACTTCTGTCGTGCCGGTCTCTACGGGGCCGCTGCCCGAGGCGATTGATCAACTCATCAGCGCAAGCTGATGCGGGGATTCCGCCTTGGGTGTCTGGCAGCTTATCGGGTACAAACTCGTCTGCTGTCAGTGCGGCTCACAGCCATGTTCCTGCTGAGAGTCGTTCGATACGGTTCTTGATCCTTTCTCTCTTATTAGGAGGTTATATGTCGTATTCCGACTGGATTAAAGAGTGGTCCGCTGAAGAGTCACTGGATTTCCTTTGTGACCTTGGACTTACCCACTGCTCCCTTGGCGGGAGTCGAGGCATTGCTATCGCGGAGTTGATTCGTAACCGCGACTGGGCAGGTCTTTGTGGGTACCCGTTCGTGTACGGCGCTGAAGACAATGTTGACGAGTTGTATCATGCCCGCCAGGCTCTTGCATTGTTTAGCAAGTTAGAAAACCTGGACACAGGCGTGGACAAGGAGCTCGCAGCGTTTAAGCGCTTTGCACAGTCTGAACTTACCAACCAAGAGACGAATACCCGATTCCGCTCCTACCGTTCAGGATCGACGGAACTTGATCCTGACCGTGCGCGTCTCATACTGAACGTGCGCGGAAAAATACAGAAGGTGCTCGGGACTCTGCCTGCTTTTTATGGCATTGGTGGAAAGTTTGGACCAGGTGCTACTGCCAACGTACCACGGAGTGCTGCTTCCGCTGTCGAAAAGATGGCAAGCATTCCGACATGTAGCGAGAATTTGGCTCTGTCACCGCTTTTTGCTGCAATAGTTCGCGGAAACGAGTCGTGGTTTGCTAATCACGAGCGTGATGCGTGCTGGATCAGCGGTGAGTGGTGGGTGTCACATGTTACCGTGGCACTCTGTGATGGGGTCCTAAGCTTCGTGCCAAAAAACGCGTTAACGTATCGCTCAATTGATGTACAACCCACTGTGAACGGTTTTGTTCAAGCCGCTATCGGTGGTACAATCGAGCATAAACTGAAGCGCGTCCAGGTAGACATCAGGAATCAGGAACGGAACAAACTCCTGGCTCAGGATGGCTCGAGGCTCGGTCATGTTGCAACGACCGATCTTTCGAGTGCTTCGGATTCGATTGCCTACGAGGTGGTTAAAACCCTTTTCGGTGATCGATGGTTCGAACTGCTTTGTGCAGCCCGCACGACAACTACGACTTATAAGGGCCGCAGTATACGCTTAGAGATGTTCTCTGCAATGGGAAATGGTTTTACGTTCCCACTCGAGACACTCATCTTTTGGGCTATTGTCACGGTAGTCTGTGATGGTGACCCTGAAGACTTAATCGGCGTGTACGGAGACGACATCATCTGTCCAACTTATCGGATGGAGGCCGTTACTTCAGCTCTAGAGTTCTTTGGCTTCTCTGTGAATACTAAGAAGTCATACTCAACAGGCTGGTTCCGCGAGTCGTGCGGTGGTGATTACTACCGCGGTATCTCAATACGACCTTATTACCAAAAGCACCTGGTATCAGGTCTCTCCCTCTTCGTCCTGCACAATTTTTATTGGCGTCGCGGCCTCAAAGCCTTTTGTCGCCTTGTGCTCAAACGAATCCCCGTTTCCATGATGCTTTTTGGACCCGACGGATACGGTGATGGACACCTTCTTTCAGACCAGTATGAAGTCACCAAGCCAAAACCACGCTTGGAGCTATCTAAAGGTTATGATTGCAATGGATCCAAACCTACCCGTTGTAAGGCCCTTGACGGTGAAACGTCATTGTGGAGTGGAGCTGGGTTTTGTGGGAGCTACATAAAGTCCTACAAGCTGTTACCGGTAAAGCATGTTACCCGGTACCCTTGCGACCTAACAACACCTCTGTACGCGTGTGAAACAAAGGCACGTGTACCCCTTTGTGGCCAGTCTCCGGTTCAATTTTCCGATCCGGTTGAAATGACCCAGAATGGACGTCCAATGTGGACGTACCCGGGAAATGCAGGTGTTGGCGTAGTTGAGATCTACATTTTCG